GTGCCACTCATGCAATGTCATTCTGACTCCTCTTCGTGTTCCTCGAACTGTATGTCCTTTTCCGTTACCTGAACCTTTCCACCCGCCATCTCATTAAGTTTTGCGATGATTTGGGTGATGTGTGTCCTCTTATACTCTTCGAGCTCATCGACTCCAATGAAGCCAGTGTCAGTCGCAACGAGGTTCTTCTCGAAGCAGACGTTGTACGGGGCGTCAAGGTGGTTCTTCAAGACCTTAATCTTGGTCTCTATACCGTATGTATATGTAAACCCCTTTGATGTGGCTGTAAGCCTCTTTATACCTGACGTTAACTGCCCACCCATTAGGAAGCATAACCTTGTAGCCCAATATAACCCTTTGCCTGAGCGTGGTTGCATTGTAGGCATTCCTACAGGATTGGAGGTGCTGTCGAGCCAAACTCTCTGCACATAGAGGAATGTGTTCTCGTACTTTGACGAAACCTTCCTTGATGACGGAATCCTGTCGTTCACAATAGGACTGAATGCTTGGTTGACAGCCGCCGCGCCCCACATTGGGTTGGGTATCTTGCTTGCCGACGCATAGTCCCTGAAACAACCAATACTTCCGACACTATCCCAACAGAAAAGGAAGCCTTGTTGTATATCACCATTGTCCTGTGCATCCAACAGTTCAAGTATTGCGCTTGCTACATCTTCGACAACCGCAACATTCCTCTTTTTCGAGACCTTCTTTCCAGTTTGGTAGTCAATGTCGCCAAACCTCTCGGCGAGAATCTTGTTGTTGTAGTATATGAAGTCACCGTCCCAATTGATGATTTGGTTCTCGATTGTGGTGCTAATCTCTCCTGTGTCAGGGTCTACATGCTCAACCTCTACATTGCCGTATATTGGCTCTGCCTTGAATCCCATAGACTTTGCATACTGGAAAGAGAAACTATTCTCGGTGTCTATAATGACGGGAATGTAGCCCATGTTCTGTGCGCTTGCAAGTGCATGGTTTATAAAAGTGGTTTTTCCCACGTTAGAATGACCCCAGATTGCACTCACAGTCCCAGTGACGATTCCTGGGAGCTTTGTCGCGTCTTGGAACGCCTTTGGCATTATTATCCACTTATACTCCTTGTTTGCTGCTGTTGTCGGGGATACTTCAACCACCTCATCACCTTTTGGCCTCTTCACGGACATTCCTGTCTTGTCTTTCCATGCAGCAAGTCCGCTCTTCCTTATCCCAGCCCCCTTTGCAACAGGTTTCTTCCTTTCTTTTGATGTTGCTTGTTCCATCTATCTTCCTTTCTTTATTTGTTGTGAAAAAATGATGGTCACTGAGTTTTTCTTTCTCAGTGACCTTGTATGTTCTTAGAATGGCAGGTCGTCGTCTGGCGTAGTATCGTCATCCGTTGTGTTGACCGTGAACGAGCTGTAGTCTGTCGTGGTGGTTGTGAGAGCCTCTGTCACGGCCTCATTCGTGGCTTCTGTTACAGCCATGTCGAGTGTTGACTTTGGAATCCACTTGCCTTGTTCCTTGCTCCAAACTGGATAGTCACCCATAACGACAATCTCAAGATACTCGTATGACTTGACTGAGTATACATCATCCCATGTCATCGGGTCGTTGACCCAAGCCTCCATCTGTGCCTCATTGTCTGCGAGTGGCGTAATCCTCTCGTCGTCCTGCACCTGATATACGTTCGATTCCTTACCAGAAGCATCCTTCTGCTTCTTGATAGTAATGATGAGGTCTTTACCCTCCCTGAGGTCGAATATGTTCACACCCCTCTTGTACTTTGTCTCGAACAATGAGTAAATCTTGTCCCAGATTCCATCACCCTTCTTGCTGTCCGCGAACCTCCAGAACTTGACGCCTTCGGATTCTTTGCCCCTCTCGATGCACCTTACGAGCCAGTAATCCCTTACGCTGTTCATCTTGGCTGTCTCCTTGAGTTTCTCCTTGAGTGCTTCGTCCGTTGCATTGTCGGACTCTGCCCATGCCTTCCTTGATGTCTCGCAGAACGGACACTTGTCGGACTTTTCCATGCCGATTGGACACATGAACTTCTTCCACTTGTACACCCCGTTCTCTGTCTTAGCCTTGACGCTGTGTACTTTCACCTTCTTGAACGGACTGTTCTCTGTCTGTGAGAATGGGAGAAGCCTAATGACGATTTCCTTTTCTGTCTCGTCGCCTGCAAGTCTTGTGTTAAGGTAGTGTTTTTTGTCGAACTCGAACTTTCCGAACTTCATGCCCTTGTTCGCTGCCTTTTCCTGTGCTTCCCTCTTGCTAACCATTTGCGCAATTACTGCATCTGTGTCAATGTTTACCATGTTGTTAATGAATTAATTAAGTTAATTAAATATGGGTATCAACCCTTCTTTTCCGTTGCAAAGTTACTGCAAAAAACCATAACCTGAAATACCGTATAGAAAAAATTGCAGAATATTTGGCTATTCTGCAACATTTTGTTTGTTGTTGTATATGAATTGGTCTATCAGTGCGACAGCCCTATCGAGCTCGATGCAGTCACAACCAATTGAGTTAATTATGTCAACAATGCCGTTCCTGTAGTCCTCAATCCTGTTGAGGTCGTGCAGTGTTAGGCATTCCGTGCCGATTGACTCATTGAGAACTGAAACCATTGTACTTTCAACAATCCTCTTTATGTCACCCTTCCTGATTGTCATGGTTTAGAACCCACTGAAAATGTCCTTCATGGTCTGGTGGAGCTTTTCGTCGAAAGAATCCTCCACTTCCCTCTCGTTATAGTTGTCAACGTCGTCCTGTGTGACCTTGTACTCCTTCTTCTTGTCCTCAGCCTCGTACCTACCCTCACCTTCCTTCTCCTTCCAGTAGTCGTTAGGCGATACATTATACGGGTACATCCTAAGGCTCTGCATGTTCAATTTTTCCTTCTCGGTTGGAACCCTCTTCTCCAATTCACCCTTGAGATTGATGATGTCTTGGTTGTTCTTCTCAAGCGAGCCCTGAATCTTCTCCATTGCGGTCAGGAGGCTTGAAATCCTGCTGTCAACGTCGCCAAGTTCATGCCCAATCTTGTTCTGCTTCTTGTTGAGCTTCTCTTGTGCCTGTGTAAGGTCTTCGACGTCAATCACGTCCTCGTCGGCATCAGCATTGATTTCATTGTCAACATCCTCGATAGCCTCTGGTGCAGGTGTCGTCGGAATTTCTGTCATTGGGACTTCCTGCTGTGCATCACCACCTTGTCCCATGTTTGGTGCATCCTGTGGCATTTCGCCTTGTGGCATGTCACCCTGACCCATGTTGTTGGGTTCCTGTGGCTCGTCCTGCTGTGGCATGTTCTCATCATCACCATCCTCTGCAAGAGTGGTTGTGAGGTATCCCTCTGAGAGGTGCATGAACTGATTGTGTGCATTCATGAGTCCATGCTTCTTCAAATATTCCTTGTCCATTTCCTTAACTGACAATAATACGCATATTATCCGAGGAGCAGTTCCTTGTTGTCCTTTGTGAGTATAATCTTCTCGGTCATCTTCCTCTCGATGAGGCTCTTGTCATCGTTTATGATGCTGATGTCATCCGATGTAACGCCACCGAGTATCTGGGTGGCAAGATTTATCTTATCCTTCGTGCTCATGTCAATACAATTTTATTCCTTATTGCTTTCGTCTTTTTGACGCTTCCTTGATGCCCTCTTCTTTCCTGTTGTCTCAGTCTTTTCAGCATCGACTTCCGAAACGACTGTTTCCGAACTGTCTGTTTCGGTTGTTTCAACCACTTCTGCGATTGGCTGCAATTCCTCTTCTGCGACAACCTCTTGTTTGATAGAGGAAACCTTGCTTTTCTCTACTATCGACAAGTGGATTGCCTTGGCCGTCCTGTTCTGACGCTTTATCACACTCTGCTTCATGCTCAGTATTTTACAAAAATAAATATCCGCTAAGTTCCTTTTTTGCCGAATTTCTCGAATATAGAGGCTATTGCGAACTCCCTTCCATGGAACCAGTTCGACATCTTCCTCATGTTGTCGGAGCTTGTAAAGTATATCCTGTTTGATTTGTTCCTCTTTATCAGGCTTATCACCTTGTCCCTCTCGACGCCAATGTATCTTAGGCTTTGAAATGACAAACCTATAACAGTCCTGTTGTTTATGGGGAAGTAGAGCATGTTGTTGTCTGCCACCATGTAGCTTGTCCTCTTTCCAAGCGCATTGTCGACTATTATATTGTACAGCCTCTTTATCTTTGAATACGGCAGTGAGTACAGACTTATGTATTGGTAGTCCACACATTCCGACTGCCTCTTCACAACCATCTTCTTGAACGCTTCTATGTCACTCTCGTAGTACTCCCTCTTCTCCGTCTTCTTGAACGTCCACAT